TTCTTCTTACCAGACCTTCTAACACTTCGCCATTACTCTTATTCCATCTTCTGATCTGTGCAGGAACTTCTTCGTATTTGCCTTCATTAAGAACCTTAAGCAAAGTACTTTCCTTTAAGCTGCGACCTCCCAGATTGTAGACGAATGAAACTAAAGCGCAGAATTGGTGCTGCTCTAGGGGTACTTCAACATAGTCATTTACATAGCCTTCATACTCTATCATTTCTTCTTGTAAAAGATATTCAGCTTCTTCTTTGTTAATCTTGTCGCCTTCTTTAACATCTTTCGTGTGTCCATACCCAATCGTCCAAACTCCCGCAGGACAAAGGTATGCTTCTAGTTTGCATCCTTCAAACTTCTTAATAAGTGATAATCCTTCTGCTGATATTTGCATTTTATTCTCCCCATGTACCATCTTCTCGGACTCTTGCCTTTTTAGTGCCACCCTCGTAAGGACAAGCCAGACCTTCTCTAACAAGTACTTCACTAACATTCTCTCCTTCTACGAATAGATTGCCTAGAATTCTTCCGTATTTGTCTCTGTCCAGGCTTTGAAGAGTCACTTCTCCATCAAGCAAATCTTTCAACCTGTCCTTTGCCCTGAGTCCAAGTTCCTTCTCTGCCTCTCTCTCTGGATAACGCCTTAGGTTTATACGACTCTCGGGAGTATCTATTCCATAGACACGACAACTCTGGTTGCAAATCTTCATATCAAAACCTAAATTGATTTCAGAAAAAAAGACCGAATCTCCATCTATGATGCGAGAGACCTTTACCTTGTAGGTGTAAAGATCAGGCGTGCCGCTCATGTCTTGTCGGTGCTAGGCGATTCTGGTGCTTTCTCTTTTGCCTTCATGATATTGAGCGCGAGTGCGTCAATGAACTTGTAAGCCTTTCCTATGAAAGCATCGTCCTTGGGCGTCGGAGTGGAGGCGGCTATCGCTGATGCTGCCGTCACAATCCAAGTAATCCAGTTTATTATCTCAAATATATCCATAATAGCTCCCGGTTTATTTGCCTGATTCTACTTGATTACCTTCTGCTTTATCAAGTTCTCTGTAGTATTTAATTATTGAAAGTATGTCTCTTGTATATCTAGTAACCTCGCTCATTGTCATAGAAAGATTCTCGTATTCTTGGCTAGACAGTGTGTAGAAAGCCCTTTCAGTAGCGTTTCCGGACTCCAGATTATCTAGATACTCTTGCATTGTTTTCGGTGTCATAACTTGCCAGTCAACTTCCGTTAGGCTCATCGGATAGGGCAGGGGTGGGTGATAGATAGGTGTGCGCTCCGATATGGTCTTTACCTGGACTGGTTTGACTGACTGCAACATTGAGCAGTTTGCAAGTAATATACAGAAACTAATTATTGCTAGATTTCGCATTGAATTGTTCCGGGTCTGTTAGCTTTTCTAAAGTGGTAAGGACTCTAAGTGAGCCTTTGTTGATTCTGTTCTGTAGATCAACCGGGTCTGCCAGTGCTTCTTGATCTAGGTCTAGGTTAGCAAATGTCTTTCTGAGTCTGTTGACATCTTGCATAGCCTTTCTTCTCTCTTCTTCCAATAAATTTAGCTGTTCTTCTTGTGCCTTTTGTTGCTGTAGATAGCGTTCTATAGAAGCGTTCTGTTCTTCTATCTGGGTCTCTAAGACTATCTGATTACCTTTGAGAGTGCTGATCTGATCAGCCTGATAGTCAATGTACCAAGCCGTGCTTGCGATTGTTAAGACTAACAATCCTCCTAATATTACTGATAAATTCATTTTCATAAATACAATAACAGTATATCGGCGCATGAGCAAACATACATTAGTTGCCTTGCCTTATCTTAATAGTGTTATCTGAACCGCCATTTACTTTGACTAAGTTTTCAATACCATTTTGTTCAAGCAACAATGTATATGAACTAGAGCCATCTAAATCCAATCTAAATGTATCACCTACTGATCTTCTTATAGTTACTATCTGACCTGTTATTATTGTTGTGATTTGTGTTTCTTTATCTTGCCCTATCTCTGTGCCTGTAATTCTTATGCCTGTAGCAAGTTGGTTTAGTTTGTCCTCCTCCTCAGATACAGCTAGTGCATCTATGATATTCAATAAATCCTCAAGAAAATTAACGTCTAAATAATTTATATCTAACTCTGTAAAGGTTAGTTCTTCAGAGTTGTCTAAAAAATCTTCAGCTAAGAAATCAATATCTAGGTCGGCAAAATCTAAATAGTCAGAGTTAGATTGTTTTGATTGTTCTGCAATCAGGTTATCTTTTTCTTTAGGTGGATTTACAATAAGCATATTATCAATTAGATCAAGTGTTATATCTAAAGTTACAGGTTTGGTAGGCGGAGAGTTATATGTGCTTGTAGTGGTAGCTTGAAAAGGTTTGTTAAGTATGACTGTTCCCATTGCAGTAGTTACGCTAATCTCCCCGCTACTTGTGCCGTCAGCTTGAGGCAATAAAATCACCAATGTGCGCTGTAATTCGTCAACTGTTATTGATAGAGATGTACCCCTTATACCTATGGTTGCACTGTTTGTTCGTATTTTTATATTTTTCTTTTTAACTTTATTTAATTTACCAGTAACAAATCTTGCTGTCCCTTTCGCAAAAGTAAGAGCCATTTTTGATTTATCAGGGTTTGGATCAAATACAAACTCATCAATTAATACCTTTGAGTTTTCTGTAAGTCTTATCTGTGTCTCATCTATAAAAGTTATACCCATACGACCATTGGCAGTTTCTACTTTGTCATAACTAAGTATTCCAAAGTCTATCTCTGCCCCGTATGGCTTATCTCTTACTACTTGTGCGTTGCCTTTTAGTTCGCTGATGCTTCCTATATCAACATCCTGTGCTTGTGCCTTGATCGTTTTGGATAACACAAACGCTTGAAGTAGTAGAGCCAGTACTAATAATCTTAAGCCAATCATTATCTAATGTGCTTTGTTGTTGAATGTTAAATGTCCTGTTACTTCCAGTATGATCTAGCCAGAAGTAACCGCCCGCATATCCATCACCATTGTAGTTTACTGTATTGTCTGACCCGTCAATATCCATATAGTTAGTAGCACCATCAATGTCTATAGCAGAAGTTATACTGTTACTTGAGCCATTTATTATCCAATCAAGATCAAGAGTACCTGCCAAAGCAACGGTAGCGTGATTCAAAGTAAAAGTATTACTATTTCCAGTTACATCAACATTTACATTAGATGAATCAGCACCATAAGTGTTTGTCTTATCTGTGTTCATGTTGAAGGTATTGCTGTTTCCATCAAATTCAAAGAATCCAGTGTATGAATCTGCGGTAATGTCGCCTAAGAATTTGTTGCTATCTCCAATCTGATTTATGTCAAGAGTCATAGCTGTACCATCTAAATCAAGAGCAGTCATTGTTCCTGCAACAGCATCTATACCTCCGATTATGTTACCTGAGCCTAGTTGCTCTAAATCCATATTTGAGTTTGATGAACCACTGCTCTGGTCAACGTATATTTCATTGTCAGCACCAATTAATGGCATAGCTAACAGAAACATGAGTAAAATTTTCTTCATTTGTACCTCCAAAAATTATTTTTCACTCCTTCTTCTATTGTCTGAAGCACTGCTGTTTCTATTGCTATCTGCAAAGCTATGCTCATTGGCTCGTTCTTTACAGTACCACCTTCCAATTCTACCAGTTCTGTCTCGTCGGATATAAACCTAAATACATCATTATCAAGTGATGCTGAGAAAACTGTTTTTGTTACTAAAGTCTCTATAAGTACACGACCTGTAGAAACTGAGACTGTTCTCAAGCTTACTGTTATTTGGTCACGTCTTATTTTTCGTGACATGCCAATACCTAGATACCTAGCACCTGCACCTCCACTTTCTATATTGGCCTCATAGGAAAGAACACCGCCAGTCATTATCATGTCTCCGAACTTTAAAGGCATTAGCTTTTGTTCTTCTTCAAATGTTTCTCTTGTGGAACGTATTAGTTGCCTTTCTTTTGTAACAGCATCAAGTGATACCCTTTCCACTACTTCAAAGAACCCGTTTTTGTTTGCTCCTGCGTGTTTTAAAGCCCTTATAAGGTATGCGTGTGGTGCTTGTGTTACTGCTGTACTGAACGTGGCATATTTTGAGTTTGATCTTCTCTGTCCTGTTTGATCTTTAAAATCATTTGCATACACAGCAATGACAGGCTTTCTTTCTGGCTCATCTACATTTGCCAGATCAGTATGTAACACAACTGTATTTGGTTTTTCTACATACTCTACGGGCGGTAAGTTATTCTGTAGAGGATCTATCATTAGAGTACAACTAGAAAGTAAAACCGCCAATAGGCACAATGACTTCTGTAACATTACCGTCCTCATCTGTAATAGTAACTCTGACTTCCTCATCCGTGATTTCATATTCAATGGTATTACCATCTAACTCCATCTCGCCCGACTTGCTTGTTTGTTCCCCAAACAAAGACGCTTCTATTTGTCTGGCAAGGTTGGCATAGATACGACTGGTCAGATTGCGCATGAAACGTGCCTCTACCGTGTTATTTTCTTCACGCTCTATCTCATCACGCAGATTTTGAATTTCTTTCCTTATAGCTTCTGCCCGGTTGAATTCTTGATTCTCTATCGTAAGATAATGGCTTGATGTGCCTTGTGCGTTAAAAGATGGTGATTTAAATTCGTGTACCATTTCATCAGCGTTTGCTGATAGACTCAACAAAACTAAAATACTAATCTTTCCTTTGATCATCTCTATCTGCTTTTGCTACTTTGTCTGTGTCAACCAAATGGCCTAATCCCGTTGCTGTCTTCAGCATAACATCCAAACGAATGATCTCATTATCAAGGCTGCGAACTCTGTCTATCAATGCTACCAGTATTCCATGCTGTGAGTCTAGTTTAGTGCCAAGCCTTTCTTCCATATTAGATATCAGTTCTGCTTGTTTATCATCTAGCGTATCAAGTTTGGTTTCCATACCATCAATAATTCTGTTTATAAGTTTCCATATAAAAAAACCCAGACCGCCTGCGGCAGCTATAGGGAATCCTACCTCATTTATTAATGTTACAGCTTCTTGCATTAGTTTATTATCTCATAATTATAGTAAGCGTCCCTAAGTGGCTTCTGCTCGTCTTTGTTGTACCACTCCATGAACTGATCTCTCGTTATTATTTTCTTTTGATATGTGGTCGGTGCAATTCTATCTGTCCTTGTCTCCCTGACATCATCTGTACCTAAAGCATCAAGTGAGGCGTAGGAGTTTTCTTTGTTAAGTTCATCTACTGGTATCATGGATATCTGTTT